TCTTGCATCTGTATAATAAAGGTTTGAACTTCCTTCTGATAATGCATCTGTATCGAATGAAGAAAGACTTACTGTAAAGTCTACAGTTCCGTCTCCGTCTTCGTATGCAACTGTAATACCTGCCTCGGTATTACCTGACATCATTCCACCAACGATATCTTGTATTTCTTCTGTTGTTTTACCTGTTGATGAGATTGTAATAGTATCTGCAGCGTCATCATAGGTTACAGTTGTTGAACCTGAACCTTGAATTATTCCACCAATTTTATCTGCAATTGCTTCTTGTACTGCAGTTCCTACACCACCAGCAACTAAGTCGCCTGATGAGTTAATTACTTCTACACCACCAACGGATAAACCGTTTTTGATATTAAAATTCTTTTCGCCTGCCATTAGAATGACCCTCCGTTAACACCTGGTAAACTGAGTTCACCATTTGATGAGTTGTAAGAAAGGTTTGTTTCTCCTGAAGCAAGTGATATAGCTGTTCTAGCTCTTGCATTAGTAAAGTATTGATTTGTTGAACCTTCTGAAAGATTATCAGTATCTAATTCTGAAATCGCTGCTGCGACAAGTTTTCCAGATGATGATATAATTTCGGTGGTGCCAACGGTAATCCCATACTCTACTACAAATGTGTTTTGTGTTGCCATATTCGTTGTCCTAGTCTAAGAATGTGTTATTATACAGATATTTATAAAAGTCGTGCCCTCTCGGACATGGTTTTTTAGATATCTACAAGTATTTTTTTAAATTTATATACAGTTGAATTTGATGAAGCAGAGGTGACTCTGATTCTGAGAGTATTTATGTTTATGTCTACTCCAAATGTAGCTAATTCACTTGTATCTGTTGTAATTGTTCCGTATTGGGTAAAGTATGCACTAGTTCCGTCATGAACTACTGAGACTTCTGTATGTTGATAGTCTCCACTTGTTGAATCTGAGATTGAAACTTGATATTTCGCACTTCTATATGTTCCTATTGCAAAACTATCCATTGTAGTTGCAGTTGTTGATGTGGTTGTTATAGTTCCACCATCTAAACCACCTGATACTGTTGCAAAGGATAAGGTTCCTGAACCATTTGTGACTATTGCCTGACCACTTGTACCATCTGATGTTGGGAAAACAATCGAAGCACCTGTGATACTATTAGTTGCAGTGATAGTTGTTGCAGTTAAATCTCCTACGAGTATATCTGCAAGTGCATATCCTGTTCCTGTTATATTAACAGTCGAACCAGGTTCTACTTCAAGACCATCAAATAATTTCCATGTGGAATCTGTTGCATCTCTGAATAGACCTGTAAATTCTGTAGCACCACTATCTGATAATCCGTCATCATAATTACCATAGAACCCAATGTCTAGTGTATCTGAACTTGTATTACCGTTTGCAAGTTCTAACATTGAATCAGCTACTGAAGTTTGGGAAGAATTAACTGTTACCGTTGTACCGTTAACTGTTAAATTACCTGTAATGGTTGCATTACCATCAACTTGCAAATTACTTGCTGATTCTAATCCTAGGTCTGCATAAAATTTAGATTTTGTTGCCATAAAAGAATCTCTTGTGTTATACTATTTATAACATTTGAGAAGTAGGACCAAAAAAAAGGGGAACCGAAGTTCCCCTTTCCGTATAATGTAAAGAAGTTTTACGCTCCTACTAAGACCCTATGGAACTTAATAGTTGTAGAACTGCTGGACGCTGGTGTTACCCTCAATCTTGCATCTGAACCTGAGATGTCTGCATCAAAGGTTGCTAGATTAGCAGATTTAAGTGTGCCATACTGTGTCATTGTTACCGCACTTCCGTCATGTACTAATACTATTTCTGTGGAATGGAAATCCGAACCACTTGACATTGCTACAATGTATCTCGCTGCTCTATATGAAGCATGAGCAAAGGTATCTAAATTTACCTCTGTAGTTGCAGTTGTTGTCAAAGAACTTGAAGTTCTATGTTTAGTATCTAGTTCTTTAGAAGTAGTGATAACATCGCCACTGGTATCGTAAGAGAAGACTCTTATCAACTCAGCGATTTTGAATGCGTTTGTTTTAGCCATTTTCTACTCCTTAACTATGTCTAATTTGGAAAGTATCCACTGTTGTGTTAGTGTTGGCAGGTGTCATGAGAAGTCTCATGTTTCCTGAATCAACATCTGAACTCAAAGTGAACAATGAAGATGATGAATAAACATCACCGTATTGCACAAAATATGAATTGGTACCATCATTTATCAGTAGAACCTCAGCTGCGTGAGTTCCTGCCGATGCGTGAGTGGCATTAATAACATATTTAACCGCTTTATTCGCAACTGCGTTAGACGATAAGACCTGGTCTGCAGTTGTTGCTGTGAAAGTTCCTTGTGTAAAGAAACCTTGGACAAGATTACTTGCCGCTGTTATAGCAACAACCTGTACGACATCACCAGATAAGGCATTTTCAGCAAGTGTTAATGTTGTTGAGTTAGTTGCAGTATAATCTGCACCACCTCCAACTAATTTAACACCGTTGATGTACACCTGTTCTGAACCACTTGTATATGATAATGAGTTTGAACTATCATCATTACCTGTGATTGATGTTGTAGTAGAAGATATTGTGTATGTGTATACAACAATACCACTACTTGGTTGGTCTGACCAATCTAAAGTTCCTGAACCGTTAGTCTTTAAGACCTGATTCGAAGAACCATCTGCTGTTGGAAATGAGAATGCGTCGTTAACAGTAAGAGTTGCTGGGTTAGACCCAACTTCTACGACTGAAGCAGAACCATCGTTCTTTTCAGTATAGAATCTACCATGATAAGTGTTGACTGCTAATTCACCTAGTGTTAAATCACTAGTTGCAGGAACACTATTTTGAGTAGCACTTCTTTTAAATTGAATTACTGTTGCCATCTGATTCTCCTAGATTAAGCGTTATTAAAATGTTCCGCCGTCTATAGCTGTGACTGTAACCGAACCACTTGATACTGTGAAGTTATCCGCATGGAAACTTGCAATACCTTTTGCAGTAGTAGTTGCGTCATCGATAGCTACATCTCCTGAACTTACAGTGAAGTAAGTGCCTGAGAAACTTGCGATACCTTTGTTGGATGCTGTTGCATCTTCCGCTGAAAGAGTAATAGCACCTGCACCATTAGTGATGTCAAGTCCTTCTCCTGCAGTTAAAGTAGCAGCGTCAAATACTCCTGATGAAGTATCTCCAATTAATAACTGACCATCTGTAGGAGCTGAACCTGCATAAGAGTCAATACTTCCACTCATACTTGCGTTAGCAAGAGTTAAGTTTCCGAATTTACCTGCCATAGCAGTTCCAGAGAATACTGATGAACTATCTGTTGCACTTGTAAGAGCAACGAAAGAACCGTCTGTATCGTCCATACCAAAGAAACCAATTTTAGCACCACCTGAGTTGTACTTAAATTTAATACCTCTGTCAAGATTGTCATCTGAAGAATCATCACCTAGTTCAAATACAGGGTCAGCAATATTTACTGTTGTTGAGTTTACTGTAGTTGTAGTACCGTTAACTGTCAAGTTACCTGTGACTGTTAAGTTACCAGATGTTGTTAGAGTTGCAGTTGTAATATCGTCTGATATTAAGTTTCCTGAAACTGTTAAGTTATTTGCAATTGTGACATCGTTAGGAAGACCAACTGTTATAGTTTGTCCACTTGCTGAAGTCTCAACTTCGTTTGCTGTACCTGTGATTGTTAATGATTGAGTGTCTAAATCAACTGTACCTGTTCCTGAAGAACCTGCAATGTTTAAGTCGTCATCTCTATCTAAACTATCTACATAGTCTTTAACAGCAGCTGAAGTAGGTATAGTAGTGTCGTTATCGTTTGAACTAATACCTTCTGATTGTGTTACCCACAAAGCATCTGCTAATTTGTCTAAAGTCACTGCATCATCAGCAATCATTGCTGTTTCAACTGCTGAGTTAGCAATTGTTAAAGCACCGTTTGCAGCTAATGTTGCATCTCCTGATACGCTAACATTGTCAAATGAATCTGAACCGTCATGCACAAGAATTTGTGCTGAAGTAGGTGAAGAAATATCTGAGTCTGAAGCACCAGCTAAAGTTGAAGTCGTTGATACAAATGAAAGTGCTCCACTTCCGTCTGTTGCAATAACCTGGTTAGCAGAACCGTCTGCCGCAGGAAGAGTAAAGGTTGTTGATGCACCTAATGTGTCAGCAGCTTTTAACGCAACAAAGTTTGTTCCGTTATCACTGTCTTCCATTAGTGAAAGACTAGCACCTGCCGTTGAACCATTACCAACTTTAAAGTTGGATGGTGTAGCAGAAGAACCAGAAAGAATATCAGTATAATACTTACCACCAATCGCTTGGATTAGGGGTGTAGAGTTATCTGAATCTACTGACTCAATGTATAGTTTCGCACCAGCACCTGAATTCGACCTATCCTGTACATACGCTAATTCACCTTCCGATAAGTCTGAGACTGCTGGAGCTGAAACACCTGTACTTCTTTTAATCTGAATTACTGTTGCCATTTTTATTTTCCTATAAAAATTGTGTTATTGTTAATGACCTGTCACTGTCGAGGTCGTGATTACATAATATATAAAAATTCTATCCACTCACAATGTGGGTCGATACCTTCACTGGTTGGTATCCTTGATTTGTATAGTTATTTAGTGTTTTAGAATGTTCCACCATCAATTGTGGTGGTTGTTGTCCATTTATCTGATGCTTGGTCATATGAAAGAAGACCATCATCTGTTTCTGTTGCATTCACATCTGCAAGTTCGTTGATAGATTTAGCAGATAAATCTGTTCCACCACCACCTGAACCTATTGCAACTTGTTTGGCACGAATGTTTCCTGTACCACCCACTCTACCTGAGATACCTGCAACTCTTGAAACTGTTCCTTTAATGTTCGACATAATTAACTCCGACTTACACCTGGTGTCACTACTGCCTGTCCTTCGACCACTCTAGTAGTTAACCCACCAGGACTTGTAATATTTAAATCGTAAACATATCGACCTGCTTCTAAGGAATTGGTTTGAGTATCATTTAAACTCAATGTGACTTGACCATTCGATGCTGATATCGAAGTTGTAAATGCTACTGAAGCACTAGAAGAACTGTATGTTTTTCTCATCTGTGCTAATGCAGTATAGTTAGTCAAATCAAGGACATCTCCCGCTGCATCAGTCACATCTACTGTAATTGTGAAGTCGGTTCCTTGGTCAATATATAAATTTGCGATAATAGCCATATAACTATTTATACGAATTTAGAACTTATGAATTAGGTTCTGTTAATTGTGCTGTGGGTTGAGTCTGATGAACCTTTGATGCAGTTCCAGAATTATTTATATACATTTCACTTGCTTTTCTTAATGTTCCGTTATCATTAATCCAAACTTGTTTAACTTTTGCCACAGGACCGATTTGTCTGGTACCTGGAACAGGAACGGTATATGTAAAAGGTGTTCTATTCTGATATGTGAAAGGTGACCTATGACTGTATGTAGAAGGTTGCCTCGCATTAGCAATGTAAGGTTGTCTAGCACTTGCAGGATTTCTATATGTAAAAGGTGACCTATTCTGATATGTAAAGGGTGTTTGACCTTGTGTCTCATATGTACTAGGTTGTCTATTCTGATAAGTGAAAGGTGTTCTACCAGTTGCGTTATATGTAAAGGGAACTCTATGTTGATATGTGAACGGATTCCGACCTGTAGCATTATTCTGATAGGTAAATGGTGACCTTGCATTGTATGTGAACGGTGTTTGAGCATTTGCAATATAGGGAACACGATAACTTACAGGATTTCTGTAGGTAAAAGGTTGCCTTGCATTCGCAATATAAGGTACACGATATGTAAATGGATTTCTATATGTAAATGGATTTCTTCCATTAGCAATATATGGTTGTCTTGCATTTGCAGGATAACTTGCGTTAGCAATATAAGGTTGTTGTACGATAACTGGTTGATTAGCTGATGGCATTATCTATCTCCATTATACTGCAAGTTTATAACTACCATAACTACTAACAAGATGTATATCATTTCCTAAGTGACCACCAGCAGAAGTACCATTTGATGCAATGAAATGTGTATAGTAAGTTGTCTGACCAGATTTACTTGCTCTAATTGTAAATATCAATCCTGAAGCACTGACAATTGCGGTACTATTACCTGGATTTGAACTAGATACTGCTTTCCACATAAACTGCCTAAAATTAGCTGTTCCACTCATATTACCTGCTGATGAAGAACCTGAATACAAATTATAGAATGTACCTGCAGTATAGTTTGTGGAATATTGTCTATTGGCAGGATGTTCCGAATCTGTACCACCGTTAAAAATGGATTGTGATTGAACGGTATATTTAATAGAGAATGTCCATGTATCATCAACTACATTATTATTACCAAATTCAGTAGGAACAATTTTGATATAATATGGATTTTGACCAAATGTATTTGACATTGCTGCTGAGGTACCTCCAGAATACCCATAGTAAATAAATCCTGGTGCAGATGTCTTAATAAATCCTACATAGAACTGTGCAAAAGCTTCACCAAAACTAAAATTAAAGTTCTGACTTTGCACTGTCTTCCACTCATAAGCGAGATTCTGTAAACTAGAAGCGGCTAAAGGATTTGCAGGATAATAAGGATTACCTGGAGCAAATGCTGAATTAGGATTTTGTGCCATATGTGGTGATGCCGCACCCCACCATTCATTCGCAGACATACCGACATCTGTGTTTACTTTGGCAAGAAATGGTGCTTGACCCACATCTGATGTTGATTCGATATTTGCAGTTGATGAACTTCCACCACCAAATACATCATAAATCACAGGAGTTTGTGATGAAACAGGTGTTCTTGCTTGATATGTAAAAGGAACTTGATATGTAAAAGGTGTCCTTGCATTGTAAGTAAATGGTTGTTGTGCATTACTTGGTGATTGAGCATTCGCAGGATATCTTGCCTGATATGTAAATGGGTTTTGTGCTGATACAGGATTTCTGTACCCAGCAGGATATCTAGCATTGTAAGTAGACGGTTGCCTTGCATTCGCAATATATGGTTGTCTTGCATTTGCCGTATATGTAAATGGATATGGTTGCTGAGCATTCGCAATAATTGGTTGTCTTGCATTTGCTATATACGGATATGGTTGTTGAGCATTTGCAATATAAGGATTTCTAGCATTTGCAATATACGGATATGGTTGTTGAGCATTTGCAATATAAGGTTGCTGTGCGTTTGTTGGATTCCTATATGTGAATGGAGTCCTGTTTTGATATGTAAAAGGTGTTTGTGCGTTCGCTATATATGGTTGCTGAGCATTAGCAATATAAGGTTGCTGTGCGTTAGCGGGTTGCCTATCATTAAACGGTTGTTGAAAAGTCCCACCAGTATTTACATAAATTTCTTCTGACATAATTTATACTACAAACCATATGTGACCTGATGATGTACTGCCTGTTCCTGAAGGTGCAGAACTTGTAATTGTCTTATCCATCACGACATTATCACTAACGATTTTTATTCCCTCTGATGTGTTAACACTGATATTTATATCACCATCTAAAGGGTCGGAAGTACCTGCAGCGAAAGTTTTAGATAAACCGTCTTGTGCATTAATGATTGCATTTACTCTTGTATCTGTAAAGTATTTCTGATTATTACCTTCTGATACTGAGTCTGTTGTGTTTGTTGGATTGACAGGTTCCCAATAATTATTGGTAGCATCCCATGCCAAAACTTGACCACCAGATGGTGCAGATGTATAATTAATATCTGATAGAGTAGAAGCAGAATGTGTAGTTATACTTGTGACTGTTCCTGCACTACCTGAAACATTTCCTGTGACATTACCTGTTAGGTTTCCAGTGACATTTCCTGTGACATCACCAGTTAAATCACCAATAACATTTCCTGTTAGAGTTTTACCACTTGCAAGTGATATATTATCTTCTGCATAAGTCTTACCTGCAAGTTGAATATTGAATCCACTTTGTAGAGTAGTTGTAGGAGATGAATTATCTCCTTGAAGTATAATACCATTTGTATTTGTATTATAGATAGTGTTCTGTAATGTTTCTGTAAAGAATGAAAGTATTGCAGAAGATGTTGCAGTTCCTTCGAAAGAACCTGTATAAGCAAAGATTTGTATTAAATCACCTACACTTGCCGGAGACACTAACTGTATGCTATAATAGAAAGCACCTGCAAGACCGGCAACTTGCCAATCTTGTGCTTCTTCTAACAATGCACCATTCTTAAATACTTGAACTCTATTTCCTTTATATTTAAGAATATTTCCTTGTCCATCAGCACCTGTAAATGTCTGTTGATTTGCAGTTGCGGTATATCTATATCTTCCAAAATAGAATGCTTTATCTTCAACTGCGTTAACAGCATCGACTAGATTATCTCCTAATGCAGGTCTTAGTCCTTGAACTTCACCAACATCAACTGCAAGTTCATTATACTTCTGCCTGAATTCTTCTATAGTGCTGTAATTATCTACTGTTTTAGCCATTTAACTTTCCTAGTATATCTTGAAGTATCGTTTTAATTTCAATCACTTCAGTCTTTAAATTATTTATCTCATCTGTCTGAGCTTTAAACTTTAATTTTCTTTGTTTAGCAAGTCTCCACTGTTCAATGTCTGTATTTACAATTGCAGATGACTCTTCATCTCTTACGAGATTAGACTGACCTTCAACTTGTGCATACTCTTTCATATTATGTTGCCAATGCAATACATCTTAATGCCGCTACTAAAGGTATTTCACATGTATTGGTTCCTTGCCCTACTACTTTAATTGAGAATGATGAGAACTCTGAAAGTCCTTCTGCAGTATAATCATATTCTTTAAAGTTTCTTGCATCTGATTCAAGTGTTGAATCTGGAGAACCGTCTGTATTGAAATATTCCCAACCCAAGTCATCCCAAGGTTGTGAGTCATCGTTCTTCAGAACTTTATACATGAACTTGATGTCTGTTGTTGCAGGTTTAAATAAATCTGCTGTGACTCTCAATGCAGTTGCAGGAGTCTTCAAGTTAACTTTTCTTGTACAATATACCATTGCATTGTTATCACCCTCAGGTTCAGTAGATGCAACATAAACTGTTCCTTCTGGTAATGATTCTGTTGTTCCATCAACCTTTTTACTAGTTGCACTGTCAATATTATTCAGTCTATTCATAATACCAATAGCACCTAAAGTTCCTACATCGATTATAGGAGACAAGTTGGAATTGAATGATTGTAATTGCAACTGACATGTAAATGATTTTGAACCACCATTGTAAGCAGATTCATTCACTGTGGATGAAATTACATGAGGACTGTCAAAATGCACATTGTCATTTAGTGTGACAAATTCTGTGACTGTTTTCTTAACATGATTACTTCCATTTGCAAATCCTTCTGGTGATTGCATTGGAGACATGTAAACACTTGAATATATTCTTGTGTTTTTAAACTGTAAACTAGGTATCATTGTATGTAATGTATCAAAATAATAATTTCTTGTTGACATTACATTTGTACCACCACTCACTGTATTTGAAGGTGCAGTATAATTATCTTTGAAGTCATATGCAGATACATCTGGTGTCACACAGAAGGAATCAATACCAATCTCTTTTATTGTATTAAATGTAGTATTAATTGCATCTACTGGTATACCACCGATTGTTTCTCCTACTGTATCAACATTAACAGTTATTGTAGCACCATTTCCACCCTCTTGGAAACTGACATCTTCACCCACTATATAACCTTGACCTGGATTTATAATTTTACAACTAGTTAAAGCACCACTTGAAGATGAAATCACTTCGACTACCATTCCTGTTCCGTTACCAGTTGTAGCAGATTGTGTTCCAGTTGTTGTCGCACTGTTGTTTAAAGTTCCACTTGATATAGTTTCTGAACTAATAGTTAAAGCAGAACCTTGTTTATCTCCAGTTGCACCTGAAATTACTACACTTGATGCAGTTGTATACATTCCATGAGAATAGTTATATACTTTAACAAAGTTTTTACCTGATAATGCTTCAATAGGATTATTCTGCAATGTATGAGAAGGTAATGCACTATTGTTAAATCTTAAATCAGGTGTTTTTGTTGTATCGAATGAACATATCTTCATGTTGAACTTCATATCATCTGTTTGTTCTGCAGTCCATGTAGATGCATTTTGTGATAAGAATAATGAACCTGCATAAGGTTGTCCTGATATTGTTTCACCAGAAACGATATCTGGTTCACCCATTCTTGAAATAAACACTTCGTAATCATTTGAATTAGATAGAACAACGAAACACATTTCTGCACCCTCTTCTATATAAACTGGTGATTCGAATGTAAATGTTGTTGCAACTGAACCGTCTACAGAAGTGGTAACATCTGATGGATTCTTAGTTACCACTGAGAATGGTAATATTACTTGTCCTGGGTATCCGTTTACCATGTTTCTGATTTCTACTGATACAGGTAAGTTTTCTGACTTAGATGCAAAGAAAATATCAATTGATGATAAGAACATTCCACCTTGTGGTTCACACATAAATGATTGTGCTAATGGGTCTTTCCAACCACCTCTTCCACCACCATCTAATCTGGTTATGAATCTTCTATCTGCAATATCCAATCTTTGTGTTGGGAATCTCTCTAACTGTGGAGGACTAATTGGTGCCGGCACAGGCAAGACTGGTTCTGGTATTGGTGGAACTATTGGAGCACTTGGGGGTACAACTATAATTGGTTCTGCAACGGTTACAACAGGTTCAATTGTATCTACTGGTATTTCTGGTGCTTGTGAATCCCATTCAGTAGCATTTATGTTTTCACCTCTTCTTGTAAACTGTCTCTCACCTCTTGTTCTTTCTGTAATAACTCGACCATTTCTTGTAGAAACAATTTCTGTTTGTGAAGATTGTAATAATCCTTGTGCTTGATATATAACACTAGCAGAAGATGCTGGGTTAGATAAATTAAAAGCAGATGATGTAATCATCATCTCTCTCATACCACTAGGGAATCTTTGTGACTCTGAATTAGGTAAATCAAAGTATGCACGACATCTTCCGTTTCCGTCTGTTTTAAGACCTGAAGTAGATGTTGTACCACCATCTTGTGAATAGTTTGCATTAAGTGGTCTTACATATTTGTTTACATCGATATTATCAAAATATATAAAGTGATTTGATTTTGGTTTTAAATTGGTTGCATCGATTTCAATAGTTCTGGCACGCATGAATGGTATCATTGATACTGATACAATTCTATCGTTTCTTGTTTCTGCAAAGTCTTCAACAACACTTGTTGTCACACCTGTTCTTGTTTGTGTTTCAGGTGTTTCTGTAATTTCTCTTGTGACTTGTAGACCTGCAACCCATTCACCACCTTGTGCTGGGTCTCCTGACCAAGAACCATTTGATGTTGCTTGAACTTCAGAACTTACTGCAGATGGTTCACCTGCCCATGTGGTTTGCCAGTTGTTCCAAACTGTACCAAGTGCATTATCACTTCCTGCCATAACAGCATCAAAGTTTCCTTCTCTGTTTACTCTGACTTCTGGTAATCTATCTGTATCTTGCCATATATCAGTACCAGGTGTTAATTTAAGTTGACCATCGAATGCAAAGACATGATATGGGTTAACATTCAATTGTCTTGATGCTTTATCTTGGTTTACATATGACAATTCTGAGAATGGTAATGTAATTAAATCACCAGTCTTAGTATAGTTTGCTGATGCAGAAGTATCTAAATCTAAATCAAAGAATTGTGAATATGACTTAGGTCTCATTGCACCTAATTTAACATCTATAGATACATTATAGTCTGGATGTGATACATCACCAACTCTATGACCTCTGAAGTTATCTACTAAGAAACCTGATTTGAATCTATCGAATCCGTCTGCATCTAAAATTTGTTTTGTTTGTGTGTCTTTTTCTAATAAAGATAATGCAGTAATTCTTTCTAAGTTTGTGACCCTATTGTTAATCTTACCAATATCTTTCATGGTATATCGTCTATGGTCATATGACCTTACTCTGATATCTTTTAGATTATTTGTATAGGGTGGTATTCTCAACTCAAACATTTCGATTGCTTCATCGATTCCTTTAGGTTTGGTTGGTGTCAATGAAGGAATACCTGTTGATACCATCATCTGACCTGTTTTGTGCATAAACACTTTGTCTATTCTTCCAACATAGAAGTCAATAGCACCAGTCATATTTGAACCATTAACAGGTGTATCTGGTGTTGATGCATTCATAACAGAAATATTACTTCTTGTTGTTGCAAAAGAACGACCAGTTTCATAACCGAATGGTGCATATCTGGCACCAGAAGTTGTGTTAGATAAGTCTAATGGACTTACAACATTGTGTTGAGATGTATTTGCAAAAGTTGATTGTGCAAATATCTGTCCCACACTTGGTCTAAAGTCAACACAATCCGATAGTTCGAATGTTCCGTCTGGTTCTAAACCACCTAAGTCGACTCTACTTGGAGAGTAAACAGGTATATCTTTATAGTCAATGTTAGTGTATGAATTTACATCATAGAAATCACCAGCATTTGATGCTGTAAAGTAATCGAATACTATTAAAATAGGTCCTTGTGGTTTAGGTTCACCTGATTTAAGTGTAATTTTTGCTAAGTCATAGAAACCATCTCTCTGACCATCGTCAAAGAAGTATCTGTTTTTAATCTCTGGAGAACCTGCAACGATATTTGATAAAGTTGCGGTTGCAAGTGAAGAAGAACCAACAATTACTTCAGTATCGGTAAATCTTTCTGGTGTTGTATAATAGAAATAGTTTGTATTTCCATTACCATTTAGTGTGACCATTACTGCTCTTGCATCAGATGTTTGACCAACGATTGTTTCGTGTTCTGCAAATGTTCCTGATGTGACTGTAAATGTTGCACTTGGTGTCACAGGAGTACCATCAACTCCTTCATAGATACCTCTTATCTTAAATGCATCTGATACACCAAGAGATATGTCTTTGTTTGTGTATTGAGTTCCATAGAAAGTTGTGGAACTTGTAGAAACTTTTAAACATCTATTTTTATTTAATGTTTTGTCTCTGTTAACAGGTGTGTTGATATCAACTGTATATGTGACCTTTAAAACTGCATTGTCATCATCAGCATGAAAACCTGAAATTGTTAATGTGTTTGAACCTGGTGTCACTGTGTAGTCTTCGATATTAAGTAGACTACCTGCTGACTTAGCATTACCACCAGTATTAGTTCCTCTTTCGATAACTGAAATTGTTAAGTCATCTGTATTAGGAGTATTTGAATCAAAAGATTCACTTGAAGATACACTAAGTTGGAAAGAGTTTGATGCAACTGTCACAACCTTTTGTCTTCTTACTTTAACTTGGTCTGGTCTATGTGCTTCAACCCAATCTCTCGGCCAACTGAATATTGATGCAGTCTGGTCTTGGTTAACAATATTAACTCGTCTTCTTGTGACATTTCCTTGGAAGTTTCCTGTTGCACCAGGACTAACTAATGTTGCAGTCTGATTATCTGCAACTGAAGCAATAACTAATTCTTGTCCTGAACCTGAAGGATTATAGATAACATCTCCTTCTTTTAATTCTCTAGTGAAGGCAGTTCCAAATCCTGTTAATGCTGTTGATGAATTTGTTATTTGAACTGTACCTGTTAAAACAAAACTACCGTTTGTTATTACATTGGCAGTGAATATTTCTCTTCCATTAGCACCAGGAACTTGTGATATAGAACGAACTCTATCTATGTTATATTTTCTTACTGTTGTAATTCCACCCTTTGTTGTTGCTGTGCTTCCTTCTGAGATTGCACTACTTGATACTTTAAAATCTCCTACTACATCATGCAACATAATAGAGTTATCTGAACTACTTATCGATGCGAGTATTCCTGTTGCACCTGAAACTGAATCGGTAATTCTATCACCAACTCCAAACTCAGAACCATTTAAACTACCAAATGTGACTTTAGTGAACATCTTAATGTCGAACATTGATAAGTCCCACTTAGAAGTTGCAGTATATACATTACTTGAATCTGTTCCTTCATTTAGTGTGATATCTCTAACTCTTGCAAATCCAATTGATATTTCACTGTTTTCTGTACCATTACTTGCAACCACTGAAGGCCACAATTTACATGTATTAAATGGGTCTTGTGAATCTGTTCCTGATTCATTACCAAATTCTGGTAATGAATGTGCTTTTGTGACTCTTAAAATATTACCTAATCTTATAGGTGTATTTGTTGATGCTAAAGTAGAAGTAGTTCTTGCTTTATCTACAGGTATAATAGAACTTCCGATTTTCTCTACTTCATAACCCTTAACATATGCTTTACCAGGAGATATCTGCATAACAAATTTATCTTCTTTACCACCATTTTGTGCAGTATAGAAACCTCTGTTTGTAGTATCATCTAAATGTTCTCTCATTGATTGAGTGAACTGTCTTACAACGAAATCACCAGATGCATCGAATGTTCTTCGTGCCATTGTGTTTTCAATTTCATTGTACATAGGTCTATTGACATGTAGTTCAATAATACCTTGATTAACTCTTGTTAACTCAATGAAGTTTGTATCGTCTGGAGTTACCAGTGATTGTTTCTTTAATACTAAATCTATTTTAAATCTATCTGCACCAGAAGCGTTTTCGTTTGATGTTCCTGTTGCATTGTCAAGTAATGCACCGTCTTCTGCAGAACCTACAAAACTTTCTGTAATAGAAAGACCTACTTTATAACTTGGTCTACCTGAATACTTTTCAAGTATGAGTTCTTGTTTGTCAACTTTAAGGAAATATCCTCTACTGAAGACAACACCTTCTGAAATGTTTGCTATCGAAGCACGACCATTTGGTGTTTGGTCTGATACTTCAACTTGAAAGTCATTGTTGTTTGAACTGACATCAGAAGTATTACCTGCAGAGTCTAAAGTGACAAGTTGCAGTTCTTCATTTGCTGTAAAGGCAAAATCGTTTGATGTATTTGTTCCTTGTTGTAGATAGTAAACAAAAAGTGTTGCTTTGTCATCTGTTGTTTCAGCAGATGAGGTAATAATTTTTGCAACAACACCTGAAGTTTTACCTTGTACATGTAAACCATGTGATGCAGTTCTATATGTTTCGATATTTGCATCACCATTTGCATTTGGATTAGCAGACTTTATTTTAACATAATATAAGTCCATGTCAATATCACACTGAGAACCAGATACTATTGACCCCTCTTTAAAGAAGTGGTCACCAAATCTCTCTATCTGATTCTGTAAGATAGATTGAGACTGAGTTAATTCTCTTGCTTGTAATGGTCTTCCAGCACGATAAAGAACTTTTTGAAATTTATTATCTTCTGAATAGTCATCGTAATAGGGTGATATATTTAAATCAGTTTTCTCTGCCATTGTTTGTCCTAAATTTTATATATGGGAGTCCTTTGACTCCCATGAATTACATTTCGATAATCAGTTTGATATCTTCAATTTGGTCGTTCGCTCTTGTCACGGCACCTCTATTTTCAATATACATCATTCTACCAGTATGTTTTGCAACTTCTGGATTTGTTGGTGATTGAGTTAGTGTTCCGATTGAACCTACTCCTGTTTTGTATACTGTTTGACCATTTGAAAAAGCAACATAACCACCTTCACTGTTTGCCATAGGTAGATATGAGACTACATTTCCGTCCATTGATATGACTCTAGCAACTGCAACACCTGCTCCGTCTGAAGAGGCATTATAGACAACATCGTCAACTGATAAACTACCAATTGAAGATAGAGTCATTTCGAAGTATGCTTTCATAGTATCGTCTGTTGCTCTATTTGTTGTACCAAAGGCAAATGGGTCTTGACATAAACCAATTCTTCTGAAGTCGTTGTCTGTTGGGAAGTCGCCTGTACCTTCTGCAAATTCTAATCTTGAATTTAGAATGATATAGTTTCCACCTAACTCTTCTACAGGGTCAGCACCATGTCCAAACTGAGGTGAGATTACTGGAGTTGCAACACCACCTTGAGCATTACCACCAGAATTAATACCTGATATATTTGCAACATCAATTGATGCTCTCAGATATCCTGTTCCTCTTGCAGTCACATCGATTTCTCTTAGACCACCTGAAACTACTTTAACAGTACATGTTCCGCCTGAACCGTCTCCGTCGATTGCAACACCTGTATATGTTCCATTTGTATAGTTGGTTCCTGGATTGTCTACTTTAATATGTAAGACTGAACCATCGACAGCATTTGATTCTACTTGCCATTGTTGTGAAGTGTCGTTGTCTGCTGAGGAGTTCAGACCACCATTTGCACCAGTTCCATAAACTTTATTTTGAGCACCTATTGTCTTAACAGGTATAAAGTCGTTAGTCACAAATTTGATTGTATCAGATGCAGAAATAGTGTACATGTATTTCCAAAGATAAGGCATTCCGTCTGTTCCACCCTCATCTGCTGGTGTTCCTTCAAATAGAGTTGATACATCTGTTCCTGTAGGTTTGTTCATTGAGTTTACAACTGCACCTGAACTATCTCTTCCAGTTCTGATACATTTATATACATTATACTCATCAGTCATTACATAGAATCTTCCCTCATACAAATTATTTTTATTTGTTGCAGGTGTAGTATTTGTTGCACTGTAGTCATGTGAATACTCATCGTATTTTGTACTTGCTGTCCAATTATATCTTTGTATACCGTGTGAAACATCTCCTGTTTTGACCTTTTTAAGTGCTAACATGTCTTCCCATGCTTGAATCTCTTCACCAGGTCCGTTTGCAGGTGCAGGTGGGTTATTATCATCAGTCCATGAATATGAACGACCTATGAAAACATATGTTGATGATGCTGATTCACCAAAGTCTTCCTTAAATTGTCTCGCATTATGAACACGAAACTTTTCTGTTATTATTGCTGCCATTTTCTTTTATCTCCTCAGATAATTAAATTTCTTTAATACTATTTATGCAGTCCCAGACTTTACATATGCATTAAATGTTAAATTTGTTCGTAAATTTTTATGATTGTCATATTCTGATACATAGAACTTAGGATAGTAATGTTCTAAATCTGATATTCTTAATCCCTCTTTAACGGATTCTTCCATTAATACACTACCTTAATTATCTTCCATTAAGATGTCGTCATTATCCGTTTCATCTTTCATATGATAAGATATCACATATGTGTTTTGATTACTAATTGTATTTATAGTGTTAAATGTAGACCCAAAAGGAACAAAACTAACTAAACCGTTTTCAGAGTTCTCTTCATCAATTAGTGTGTCTCCGTTTTCCAGACAAATTATATCGTTTGATTCTGTTCTAAGATATTTGCCTGCCAACTCAATAGACCTTTCTGTTGTAAAGTAATGTGTTGGTTCATCTGTAGTTGCACTTTCAAGTCTGAATATACTTCCGTCTTCCATTGTGAAGGTATCACCAAAGTCTCCCATAACCCTATCAGTTCTTTTTGGTTCCATTCTTACTTTACATACTTCTTCTTCTAACTCAATAAGACTGCCATCTTCGAGTATTAGTCGTTCATCTACAAATTGCCCACCAATTTGGAAAATCTTTCCTTGGTCTGCAGGTCTTCGTTCATTACTTCTGACTAAGTAATCATGGTCTGAAGAATCTAAAGATAATGCAGTTGGTATTCCGTCATGTAAACCTTTCTCGTGTTTTACTAATTTATTTGCAAAAGAGTTTATGATGTTAAGATTGATGTGTCTTGACCTATGTGAACTATCATAGAACTCTGAATGTTGACCTAAGTCTTGACCTGCTGGGTTTGTTGTAGAAAGAGTTAAAACACCATTACTATCTATACCTATTGCAGGAACACCTGCATTTCTTAAATGTGTTAAAATACCAAAATCTGTAACCTCTGAATCTGTAGTCCAAAGTTTGACAACTCTTGTAGAATTTGCAAAGGCATTTGGAACTGCAAGACCAAGGTCTGAATGTATTATAAGAGTCGGTCTAAATCTAAACTGTTCATCTGCAACTGTATTGATATTTGAGTTGATTGCAACTTCACCAAAGAATATGTGACCAGATGGATGTATTAAATCTTTTAATACACTTCTCCAACTGTTGATTGATTCACCAACTTTTACAACATATGAATGTGTTTGATAATAAACACCATCTTGTATGTTTGATGCTTCTGCAGATATTGTTCCTCTATCACCCAATAGTCCTTCATTTACATTTCCTTCACCAGCAAATTTACCTCTTCCTGATATTGGGTCTGATTTAAATACTTGGAAAGAATCGTTTACATTAAATGTGACTTTCTCTCCTTCTAAGAATTCACCTGCTAAATCAGTATATGTTAATATCTGTTTAGATAACTCATAACTAACAACCTTTCCAGTTGAACCTGAAGTTGCACCTGTTATAACTAAGTCTCTATTTAAAGTTCCAGTAGGGTTAGAAATCAACATAGGATAATGTGAACTTCTGGAAACAGAACCGTCTGAGTCAAAGTTATAACCTTGACCGATAATGTTGATAGAATCTACACCACCAATTTCATCTGAATATGAAAGTAAAGTTGCACCTGTTCCTGTTGCAACTGATGCTTTTCTACAGATTGATACTGTTTCTGAAAGTGTTCCAGTGACTTCATCGTTGGTCTGAAAAACACCAATGTGTGTAGGTATTCTCTTTACAACTAGTCTGTTATGTTTAGTGTCAATTCTTACGACTATTGCATTTTTAGATACAGGACTTCCTACTGTGATTACTTCTCCTACTTGGAATTTGATTACATCTTCTGCATCAAAATATAAATAACCACCTGGACTTGCTACTGGTACACTTGTATAACCTACACCACCATTTCTAATTTCAATTCTTCTAATTCTTCCGTCATCTGATATAGTATTTCCACCACCATCGATATATGCATCTAATGTTATGGGTTTTCCTGTTTCGTGTAGTAATCTATTTGATTCGGTAACAATTTCAATTTTTGTTCCTGCAGTTTGACCACTTGCAAATGTGACTCTATCATTTTTTGTAGTATAGACTGAACCATCACCTGGGTCTACTTGTAATAAACCGTCTCTAAAAACTTTAACAGTGTGGTCATTGAAGAATACATATCTTCCGTTTACATCTTTTACACCTGCACCACCAAATAAAGTTTGACCAGCAGTTGCAATAAATTCAAATTGACCCCAAAGTGTGGCATTCTCTAGTACAATTTCATCACCAGTTGCACCAATGACTGCTTCTGCACCATTACCATCTGTATTGGTTTCGTCAAAGATGACCATTTCACCTGCTTCATAGTTTATACCACCATGTTCGATGATAATTTCTTTAACAGGTCCAGACGATAGACCATCAACCTTTGCAGTAGAGTCTACAACTCCAGCATCATCTTTTGCACTTGTTATATCAATATTGTCATTGAATGAATATAGAGAACCAATTGTTGATTTCTCCATAAGAATACCTGAACCATCTTCTGCTAAGATTACACCACTATCATTGTGTGCAATGTAAGTAGATGACCCACTATCGGTATCTATTCCAGTGTTAACACCTAAGACTGTTCCTGTATAAACAGTGATACCATCTCTATCTAAAACTGAGACCTCTTCATTCTGTACAAAAGTACCATAATGATTTCTGGATATACTACATGAGTAAATATCAGTTGTAAGTGTGTTTAATCTTTCTATATTTGCTTCTGCAAGTATAGTACCGTCAGCACTAGTATATGTTATTTTATCAGTCTCAGAAGGTACTTGGTCTGTAGTCATATGAAGAACCAGTCTTCTCTCTTCATTATAATCTGATGTAGAAACATAAAGTGTTTCGTTATCAGGATACCTAACTTCTGCATCTTGACCGTATAAGAGTCTCATTAAGAATTTAATTGACTCTTCACTTCCTTTTTTCTGATACAAATCAGAAATGTTTTTGATTGTTAATCTTTTGTTTTTAAGTTTCGATAAATCAATCGAAGGTAAGAAATCTCTCTGGAAGTATTGTAAGAATTCTTCTGTTGTATGGTCGATATCGGAATAGTCCAATAATCGATTGTTTGCAAGTATACTGTTTTCTTTGTATGATTCAACCTGTGCAGTTTGTAAACTATTTCTTCCTTCTATGACTTCATCTTTTGAGAAACCATTTCCTGAAATCGTTGAAACATATAGAGTGTTAGTATTGATAACATCTATTCTTGCAATAGAACCATTTGTTTTTCCGTAAACATATTCTCCTACAGTCAATGGTTCTGCTGATGTATTTGGGTTTGTAGGAGTTGACTCGTTTATTATTTTAGATGTGTTCTCATCTGGAGATGGTGAGACGGTCGCAGACTCTACAAGTAGAGCACCGAGACCGTCTTCTAAAGCAATACCATCTAAATCGCTTTGTGATTTAAGAGTTATAACCTCTTTCTCTAAGAATTCAAAATATGCAGATAAAAATGCCGAAAAGGCAGGTGCATCTTCTCTTATATGTTCTGGTAAGATTGTATGCAGTCTTTGTGTTATTTTATCTGATGATAATGATTCGTGAGACATTTAGTTTACTCTTATGTTATAGTTGCACTGTTATTTGCAATTGGGAACCAGTTTGAACCGTTCCAAATACAAACACATGATTCACCTCTTGCATCAAAAGTGATTTGCTCAGTTGAATCTGTTGAAGCACCCCATGATGCAACAGTAATAGCTGCTGAACCACCACTGCCCATTGCTGAACAAACCAACACTTGTAATTGTCCGGTATTTGTTCCTACACCCAAATCGAAAACTACTTTCGATGAGAATCCGGCACCGTTAATGATATTACAAAAGCTATTTGCTAAAGTTGAACTAGTTGCCGAATGTGTGACAATATCATCTACTGCTAAATGCGTAGGGATATTTTCAAACAATTGACCAATAGTCATTTTTTTGTTGACAGGTGTTCCACCTGGGTTGTCAACGATGTGTAGTAAATCATCAGCACCAATTGCTGAATCTGCTACTGCTGATAGTGCTGATATTTTTTTATCTGCCATTTTTTTCTCCTTTTATATAATCCAAATTAATGGGAAACTACTCGCGGGACTCGCGACCACTTTATTCATAATGAATACCTTAATATGTAGAACTAGATGTTGAAGTAAATCCAACCCCAGCACTACTCTCACCACTTGCGATGGTGTCTATTTCACCTTTCACCGTGACATCAGCAGAAGAGATATCTACAAGAGAACCTCTCGTTGCAACTACATCGTAGCTGTCAGGAATAATTGTGAAATCAATCGTTGTATTAGTGTTTACTGTTCCAGTAACCATCAATGCACCAATTGTAATTTTACCTGTAGTGTAGTCGACTACTCCTGCAGTCGTATCACTATAGATTCTTGTTGAACCAGATAGATAGAATCTTCTTAGATTTCCATTACCATCGTCATCAAAATATTGTATGTTAACAGAATCACCTGTCACATAAAAACCTGTTGAACTTAATATACCACCCAATGCTTTATTGTATTCTGCATTTGGATGATAGAAAGCATTACCAAAGTCATTGGTATAACCAATCTTCTTATTCAGAGTCATGCTTGTTGCTTTCTTTAATCTTATATTTGTTATGTTAGATAGAATTGATGTATCTGTATCATCAATGGTTCTTACTAAATTTGAATGTCTGAATATACTATCGAAGTTAGATAAATTTTCTGCATCATATGTATTGATTGTAGTATCTACTAATTGTTCTAACTCTCCTTTTGATAGTGTAGTAAAGTTGTTGTTGTATTTGAATGTTGATGATATAAGAATCTTAATAATCTCTGGATTTACAATTTCAGGTCTTACAGTTACCATATTCAATGCATTTAGTTTTCTAACAACATCACTCTTTTCGACTTCTGTTAAGTAGTCTGAATTCTTAGGTTTGATTGCAAGAAAAACTTTACCATATTGTGGTGGGTCATTGTCTTCACCACCCCATACTGCAACTGCATCTGCATTCGGATAATACTCACTGACCTTTGCTTTGTAGTCATTCAGTGTTACCAGTCTGTTCTGAGATGTAAAGAATTTGTTTGCCTTAAACTTGATTGATTCAATTGATTCTTTCTCTGCACCACCTGTTGAATTTGTTGTAGTTGTGACTGTTGAATCATTAAATCCATTTACTGCTGTAATTTGACTAAAGTTTTTTGCACCATCGGCATGTTCTGTATCAACTACAATATAAGTTGCAGTTATGATATCACCATCCAATAGTTCTCTACCTAATACACCATCACCAAAGTAAATCTCTAAGTATCCTTCTTCGTTTTCTTGTGTATAGTACACATTTGATTGTGTTGTAATTGTGGAAATGTCTGTAGATAAAGCATAGGTCTCTGAGACACCATCTGAGTTGACTACAACTGATAATTTACTTCTATCAACTCTCTCATTTGATAAAACAAATTTTGAATTCTTAATTTGTCTATCATAAACAAAAGAATCGACCATGTATGTACCTTGTGATATTTCTACACCAGCATAATTGTATGTTGAACCGTTTTGAGTTGGTTTGTTTGTATCTGTAGTCACAAAGTCATATGATACACCATCAAAAACTGTTTGAAAGACATGACCTCTTGGTATTGTCATTTCTGCTAATGTCGGAGAACCACCATCTGCATTTTTAACATTTCTTATTGCAACATCAATGATTGCAGAAGAACATTTTTCAGAAGCAGGTGTAAAACCTAAATCTTTTGCACGAGATACAACATTTTTTCTTATTTGTGCTGAATCTAAGAACAATTCTGATGCAGCGATGTTAGTATTGACCGCACCAATATGAGATGAATATGCAAGTAGGTCAATCAATGTCGACATTGTTGAACCTTCAAAGTTATAGTCTTTTAATTTCTCTTGTCCTTTGAGATATGCTTTTAGATTATCTGAAATCGATTCAAAATCTAATTCTGTAATGTTTATTTGTGAACTCTTTGTTGCCATTATCTTGCCCTTGTTAGTGTCATGTTAACTTCCTGATTCGGCATGCCATTTATTATTGTATAGTAGATTGTGACATTCAAATCATTTCCGTTTATTACAAACTGAGGTAAAACACCTGAAACTCTTGGTTCGAAGTCTTCAATTGTTTTACTAATTTTTCTTTGTGCCCTTTTTACTCGTCTTTCAGTGTCAAGTGCAAATAACAGTTCTCTAAATCCACCACCTAATGCTGGTTTGAATGGTCTTTCATAATAATTTGTTAACATGATATTCTTAATTGACTGTTTGATTGCATCTGTATCTTTTTTAATGGTTAAATCACCAGTTATGGGGTGAGGAGTAAAGTTCATGTCTAAATCTGCGTAAACTTCCTTCGCTGCTACATTCTTCCCTTGTGATTTTAAATTTGCCATATATCTATTTATACTCCTTATTTACC